GTAGTAAGCGCTGTCTGCACCGGCTGCGAACGAACGAATCTCGTTCTCAACATCGGTTGACATGATCCAGGTTGCATTCGCACGGTAACGCTCTGGGAGCGACTTCCATGTGGCAAGCAAATCAGCTGCAGCGAACGTACCAGCTGATGCGGTTGCAACCTCAACATTGGTGTTCGCGTCAAGCGCAGTGAAAATACCGGTTGGCTGTGATGAACCTGAACCAGTGATCGTTTGCTGTGCAACAAGATCGATGTAACCAGCGTCCAACAAGCGACGCATTTCAACTGCGAACGCCGGGTAGTCGGCTCCAACCTCGATCGAGTATGGAATGAAACCACGTGCAGAGTAAACCGGAACGGTTGGCTGCGCGAGCGTCGGTGAGTCATCTGAAACCTCAGCGGCTTCAGCGTCATACGACCATGAAACACCGGCAGATGAAACACCTTTCCATTCATCGGTGGTGATCGTCACAGTGCGGCTGATATCAAGAACCGGTGCAGCGGTTTCACCTGAAGTCAACACGATCGACGGGTCGATCAACACTGGGATACCGAAACCACCTTCACTGTCGGTTCCTTCCGACATTGCGCGATACTCGTCAAGAGCACGAGCCTCGTCAGCAGTGAACGCTGGATGTGACTGGGTGACACCCTTCTGGAAAGCTGAACGATACGCGTCGCTCTCAGTGAGAACCATGCGCTTCGCAACAAACGAACCGTTCGAGTTACCGTTCGATGAACGCAACAGGGCGTCAACATGGTCACCGCCGCGTGCACTGAGATGTGAACCGTTTTGATCAAGAAGCTTGAACGCTGCGTCACGGATCTGCTGCTTGCTTGCCACGGTGAGATCAAGCTCGGTTTCAACTTCGCGCACAACCTGTGGCGCATCGAAACCGGTTGCACGCTCAGTGGCAACCTCGCGTGCAGCTGCTACACGAGCTTCACGCTCTTCAAGCTTAGCGCGCTTCTCGAGAAGAACCTCGAGCTGTGACAAACGCTCGTCAAGCTGGAGATCTTCTTCCTCGGTGATTTCTTCTTTCTCTGAAAGCTCGAGAACCTGTGAACGAAGTTCTTCGATTTCAGAATTGAAATTTTCAATAGACATTTCTAATCCTTGTGATGTGAAAGAAAAGCAACTGCTTTTCGTTGATTAACAGTCCTAGCGTGGCTAACAGCCGGAGCATCGGAATCCGATACGTGGATGTCATCCGAGGTATCAGAATCGGCGAGCGATGAAACATCGGTGCCGTTAGTTAAAATTCTTGCGATTTCTGAACGAATATCAGGATCGGTTAAAGCTTGAAGCGCTTCACGAGAACGAACACCAACAGTTGTCTGCTCGTACGCTGGGAACACCACAGGTCCAACCTCGTACAACTCGATCTCGCTGATCGAACGCTCGTCAACACCGTCCTTGCCACGAGACCATTCCTCGTCAACAACACGGAACCTAAACGACATACCCGTGACACCACCGTCACGAATAGCGTCACGAACAGGTTCAACAAGCCAGTTATCACTCAACTTCGCTTTCACACGCAAACCGTGTGCATCCTCCGAGATAGACGTGATACGACCCAACGGAATCGAACCGATCAACGGATGTGCACCGTGATCAAACTGCAACACCGGCGTGCGCATACCTATCGTGCGTTTAAACGCACCTGGAAGAATACGCTCACGATACTCGCCAGCGAAATCAGATATATCTGTCCACTCGTTAAACACGGCACCGTAACCGTCAAGCGTTAAACCATCCGAAGCTTTCGCTCGGAAATCAACTTGACGAACCAGGTTATCCGTGTCTCGTTGAACCATGACATCGTTCATTGTTTCATCCTTAAAAAATGATTTGGCAACGTTAATCGTTTCAATGCTAACACCACGAGCCAGCGACTCGGCGCTATCAATCACATCGCTATCTGTTAAATGCAAACCGTTAAACCAGCGTCGAGCCTGATCAAACTCGTCTGATGTTAACGTTCCACAAGCAAACGATATAGCGACATCCTTCAAGCTATCGTCAATCTTGCCCTCGGTATCAAGCACAAAATTTGCGGCTTCGCGCCACATCTCTTCAGGTACTTTCATTGCTCGTCCTCAACAACAGGTTTACCTGCATCATCGGTTGGTAACGGTTGCAACTGTACAGAATACAAACCGTTGTGAACAAGCTTAGTGAAATCACCTGAAGTCACGGCGTCAACAATCGTTGACGGATCAAACCCTGCTCGCACCAACGACTCCATTGTTGTCGCTTCACGAGCTTTGATATCAGCTGCATCCAACACGTCCTCTTGAAGAAACGCAACATCCGCGTCGTCATACCATAAACGCACGCTCGCATCAGGTTTCACCAACAAGCTTTCGAGCGCTGCCGCAGCTGCACGCCACAACGGTCTAATCGTTCCATCCGCGAAACGACGACGAGCAGCAACATAGTTACCTGAATTCAACGCGGAACCAGCTAAACCCTCGCTGATACCAAGATAAGACGCTGGAACACCAGCGGCGGCAGCAATCCTGGTTTCACCTGCACCTTGAACAGCTTTCAAATTCAACTGCTCAAAATTAGCGCCAATCACTTTCACATCGGCACCGCCGCCGAGATACAACGTTTTGAACGCTCGATCCACACCCTTATGCGAAGCATCCATATTCGACACAAAAGTTTCAAACGCTTCCTTTGTCACGGTTGGATCAAACGACACAACAAGATTAGGTGTCGCGCTGTTCCTCATAAACGAATGCTTGTACCTGCTGAACTGATCATCGGATGTCACGTCCTCTAAAACAGTTGACAACCATGTACGACCACGGAACATGTGCATCGGATCAGGCAACGGCTTGAAATGGCAAACCTCTTCAGCGAGAAAGAACGCTTGTTCATTATTCAACTCGTCAACCACAGAGTAGCCAACAAGCTCGCTGCCGTATGAACGACCTGTCTCGTTCGACGTGACATCACCTGTGACGATCAACGTACGAGCAGGATCCAAACGCACAAGCTCAGGGCCAAAACGTGTTTCACGTTTCACCCAATAACTATTGCCATACAAATCAGCATCAACAATCATACGCGACAACAAATCACCTGTCGTTGCGTTCACCCAAGGACTCTCAACAACAGCGAGCTCTTGGTTACCGAACAACGCACCAGACTGGCCATCGGTGAAACGCTGCCACTGGAAACGAGCCTCACTGAACACAAGCATCCGAGCATGAATACAAGCGGCAACAATCGGATTCACTTGACCTTGCAACGCTGTTAACTCGGTTGCGCTCACAGCTGGAGACACATAGCGATTACCGTTAAACGAGAAATTCTCGAACAACCTCAGATAATCATTCCAAGACAACCCTTGTGACCTGGACTCTGACGCGAACAACTTCGCAAGCATCTACTCTCGCTCCAATGATAAACCGAACAACGTCATAACAACACCTGCGATAATAACACCGGCAGGCAAAAACACTAAACCTGCGCCAACAGACACCAATGCTAACCCGGAAGCTTGCAACAAAACCGCTTTCATAACAAAAAATCCTTTCACTAACTAAACGCGGCCCAAACCTCTGAGCCACCTGTTGACAACTGTTCACGCGCGTTCGCTCGATGAAAAGCAATACACAACGCCACGGCACCGTCGATCTTTCCACGCGACTTGCCTTTCGACAACGTGAACCCTGTCTCGTTCATCTTCGGAATCGCGTTCAACACGTGAGCAGTGAACTCCGCGTTAGGAGCATGAAACAACTCGCCACGCTTAATAGCTTCAAACGTTGCACCAACAGCCGGTGTCATGCGCTGCAAACTCTGCGGAATCTCAACCATCGGCAACCCCTCGTCAAGAAGCATCTGCGCAGGTAAATCAAAAAACCTTGGGTCAAACGAAACCTCGCGCACATCAAACCTGTCGCTAAGCTCACGCAAAAACGCCATCACATCCGACACGTCCAACGAACCATCCACGGTTGGATTCCAAATCTTCGCGTCAGCATGCCACACACCATCCTCGTCCTGTTGAACCCAAACAACAGCGGTTGAATCATGACGCAACGCGACGTCAACACCAACCCATGTAGCTGCACCGTCAACCATCTCGAAA